GCGATAAAGACCAAGGATAGCATTTTAGATGCTGAAAAATGAAAAGCTGCACGAAATAGCTAAAGAGATCGCCGATTATGTAGACGATCGTCAAAGCGGATTCTATCTGACCGTGAATATCTACACGACGAATGCGTTTTTTGTGAGAATACCGACCGAACGTCTTGCTGATGCTAAGTTTATCATCTACAGGCACCTTCCGCACGCCTCGGTTAAATTTGAGCTTGCCGGATCGTCGTGCGGCGTCGAAATTTATTTTGTTTTGATAAATACAAATGCAGGCAGATAACTAGAGCGGTGAAACCACCGCGACATGCCTTCACGAAAAAGCGCGTAAGATCTTTAGCGGGCTATCGCACCGACCTGCCCGGAATTTACTTTCGCTCGGCCTGGGAAGCGAACTACGCCCGCTACCTAAACCTGCTGATTAAGACCGGGGCGATAAAGGCCTGGCAGTACGAGCCGACCACATTCTGGTTCGACGGCATTAAGCGCGGCACGAATAACTACAAGCCGGACTTTAGGGTCGAGGACCATAACGGCGAGTCGTACTTCGTCGAGGTCAAGGGCTACATGGACGCGAAATCTAAGACGAAAATCAAGCGCATGGCGAAGTATCATCCGGAGATTAATCTCGTAGTGGTCGACGCGAAGGTTTATAGAGGCCTAAAGGCGAAGCTCGCCGGCGTGATCCGTAACTGGGAATAGCTACGCTGCGTCGAGATTATGCACGGATTATGCATAAGTAAAAAACTAGACCACGACATCGAAAGCTCTGCGACTATCATCTAGCCTTAGATGGCAAGCAGGGCGCGAAAAGACTACGACGCTAAAGCCGAGCTACACGACATCGTCTCAAAGGTGCAGGCCTACTATCGCGAGCACTCAACGGCGCCGACGACGAGAGACCTGACGAAGCATTACGATATTTCAGAGTACGACGTTAAATGCCATGGCGGCATGGTGCAGCTACTACAGCACGCAGGTATCGAGCCCGGACACCATAACCAGAGAAAAAATAAAAAGAACCCGTTCGCGGTGCCCTCGATCGCCGATCACATCGTAAGCCACGAGCCGAGAGAGAAAAGAAAGCGCAGAGAAAAGCCCTACCCGCGCATCGCCGTGATCTCTGATATTCACTGGCCATTTGAGCACAAGCCGACCGTAGAGAAGTTTTTAAGCATCGCCGTAAAGGCCTTTCAACCCGAGCACGTCGTTATCAATGGCGACGCCTGGGACTTCTACTCGCACTCTAAATTTCCGAGATCGCATAACGTCTTCACACCAGGCCAGGAGGAGCAGCTCGCGCGCGAAATGAACGCCACCTTCTGGGCTGAAGTTCAGAAAGCGGCGCCTAAGGCCAAGTGCCATCAGATTTTAGGAAACCACGACATCAGGCCGCTAAAAAGAATCATGGAGTCGATGCCGACCATGGAGCATTGGGTCGATAAGTACTTCCGCGAGCTTTTCACGTTCGAGAACGTAGAGACGATCTTCGACCCTCGGCAGGAGCTTATTCTAGGCGACGATATTGTGATCCTTCACGGCTACGCATCGAAGCTCGGCGATCATAGAGACCACCTGCACATGAACGCCGTCGTAGGCCATACGCACAGACCTGGAGTCGTTTATAAGGCCATAGGGCCTAACCAGGAGCCGATCTGGGAAGCGAACTCAGGCCTCGCAGGAGACCCTACGGCGAAGGGCCTGACCTATACCACGACGCGCATGAACGGATGGGTTAACTCGTTTCTCATGATCGACGAGCACGGCCCGAGGGTCGTTCACACATGAGCACGAAAAAGCCTAAGACCAAAATACAGACCGTCGCTGTGCTCTGGACCGATGCAACCTCGCACGATCGCTGGGAAGATATAGACGAAGCGAAAAAGCTAGAGCTAGCGAAGATAAACACGCTCGGGACCATGATCTACGAGGACGCCGAGAAGATAATCGTCGCCCTTTCGATCGACGAAGACCTAGAGCAGGTCAGCCAGACGCTCGCCATACCTAAGGCATGGATTCAGCGCATCAGACGGATCAAAGCCTAGACACAGTAAAAAATACAATAGATCGAGACATTGCTACCACTGCCGGGCGTTCTGATTATATAGCCAGATAAACGAAGAAAACTGGACGGTGGCGAAAATGAGCGAAGCTAGTAAAGACAAAGATCAAAAATCGACGGAGCTGGTAAACGAGGCGAAAAGCTGCACGCTAGGTAGCTACCTCGCAGCCCTCGGCATGAGCACTCAGACCCTTGCGATGCTCTCGGGCGTCGACGATAAAAAGATAAAAGCCTTTGAGCTAAACGGCCCGCACTCGGTTACACTCTCAAAAATGGAGTGCTCTCTTATCGCCTACGTGCTCAGACTTTCGGCAGAAGAAGTCTACGAGAGTCAGGTCTGGCTAACGGAGCGCCGCCTTAGGTTTCTAAAAAACCGGGCCGATCTCGCTGAGCAGCGCCTTAGGCGCAGAATCGAAGTGTCGACCGCCTTCGGACTGCTCGAGGACATGGACACGACGATTCACTGAGTAAATAAAAAACCCGGGTTTTTGCCCGGGTAGGATGCGTGACGCAATGTCTTAAACGCATCGTCTTAGTGGGCTCCATGAGCCGCACCTTAAACGATAGCACCACGCCGACAAACCGGAAAACAATTCGACATTTCAAAAAATCCAGTCCAGAAAATAGAGCTAGATGCGTGTAATCGTCACCGGATGCGCCGGCTTTATAGGCTTTCACCTGACCCGCCGCCTTCTAAACGAGGGCTACCAGGTTATCGGCCTCGATAACTTCTCTACCGGCAGGGTCGAACACGTGAAGCTACTTAAAGAGCTAAGTAGCCAGTTTCGCTTCGAGCCCGTTGATATAGAAAAAGCCGATCAGGTAAAGGATCTCTTCTGGGCCACGGCAAAGCTCGGCACCATCGACTGCGTGTTTCACCAGGCGGCCCTCGGCTCAGTGCCGCGATCGATCACGGAGCCCGAAAAGACGACCGCTTCTAACATTCTAGGCTTTCAGAACGTGATTCATGCGGCGCAGCTAACGAAGGCCGAACGCTTCGTCTACGCTTCATCAAGCTCCGTCTACGGCGCTAAGACGAACTCGACCTCTCCGTACGCCCTATCGAAAAGCTATAACGAAATGCTCGCCAAGCTCTACTCGGACCTCTACGGCATGGAAACCGTAGGACTGAGATACTTTAACGTCTTCGGCCCGAAGCAGCTCTCTACGGGCAGCTACGCCGCCGTGATACCGCGCTTTATCCGCCTGATCTCAGAGAATAAGGAAATCGAAATACACGGCGACGGTAACCAGGCCCGCGACTTTACCTACGTCGATAACGTCGTCGAGGCGAATCTAAAGGCTATGCTCGCTGCGGTAAACGGGCACTACGTAATGGACATCGGCTGCGCTCAGACGGTGACGGTAAACGATCTCGCCACCTGCATCGCGAAGCTGATGCAAAAAGAGCTGCAAATCAGGTACTCGAAAAAGGATAGGCCAGGAAACGCCCTTTACTCGTGTGCGAATCTCGACGAGGCTCGGCGCGTTATAGGATACGAGCCCGAAGTAGGATTTCACGAAGGCTTAAAGCGCACTATTCTCGATCACGCTCGGACGTTCGCAAATTAACGAACTGCTCGACTTCGTCCATCACCTGCTCGAGCGCCTCTCTGGTAAGCTGAGTCATTTTTTTAGGCCTACCCTTTGGCATCTCAAGACGTAGCTCGTTTATTTTCTCAGTCAGGACGTAATACCGAGCCCGCTGCGCCTCAGTCACTGGCACGCCGATAATGCGAATTAAACGGTCGTCGACCTCTGAGACCACTGTCTGCGCCGTTGCCGTCGTATCGACGCCCTCGCTCTTCGCCATACCGATTAAAGCCTCGCTAGGTAAAAGCCGCGACTTTCGCAGGCCTGCCGATCAAGGAAGGACTTTACGTCAAACACGGTGCCGAATCTAGAAACGGCTAGCTCTAAGTACTGATACGCATTGCGGTGGTAGTCCTCGTGAGCCACGCAGAAAATAGCACTGTCGCTCTTCGCTAGCTTCCGAGGCGCGAGCATTTCAATGCCGTACTCCTTAACCGCATGCGCCTTATCGGCCATCGGATCGGAGACCTGAACCCAGATGCCGCGACGCCTAAGAGCCCGCACGACGTCGATCACCTTCGTGTTTCTTATATCCGGGCAATTTTCCTTAAACGTAAACCCGAAGATCGTCACCATCTGCGGATGCCGCCCAGTCTTCGCGAAGTGAAAATCTAAGGCACGCTCGGCAACGAACTCGCCCATGGAATCATTTATCGCACGGCCCGCCTTTATCACCTTCGGCTCATAGCCCAGGCTCTCCGCCTTGTGCGCCAAGTAGTACGGGTCGACACCGATACAGTGCCCGCCGACTAGACCAGGGCGAAAGCGAAGGAAATTCCATTTCGTGCCGGCAGCGTCTAGCACGTCCTGCGTATCGATACCGAGACGCGCGCAGATCTTCGCCATTTCGTTCATAAGCGCTACGTTTATATCGCGCTGCGTATTCTCTAGGATCTTCGCCGCCTCGGCGACCTTTATCGATGGCGCCATGTGTACGCCGGGCTGCACGACTGCCGAATACACGAAGGCGATCTTTTCTAAAGCCTCTCGAGATCGCGCAGAAACCACCTTTTTTATATTCTCTAGCCGATGCTCCTTATCGCCCGGATTGATGCGCTCCGGACTATAGCCGACGTGAAAGTTTAAGCCCTCTTTTAGGTTCGACATCGCCTCTAGGATCGGCACGCAATCGTTTTCGGTACAGCCCGGAGCTACGGTCGACTCAAAAACCACGATCGATCCGCGCTTCATGAACTTACCAACCATCTGCGACGCTAACTTTAGGGCTCTCGTATCGGGAAAGTTCGCGCCGTCTACCGGCGTCGGTACCGCGACGATATAGAAATCAAGACCGCGAAGATCAGTGACGTTAGAAGAAAAGACGCCGTTAAAGTCTGATAAGGCTCCAGGGCTGACCTCCTTCGTGCGATCTACTCCGGCTCGAAGCTCCTGAACTCTGGCCTCGTCAATATCGAAACCGACGACCTTAAACTTGCGCGCCATCGCTACCGCCACCGGCAGACCGACATAGCCAAGACCGACAATGCCGATCGTAGGATTATAGAGAGAGCGCACGCCGATAGGTAAATGAACGACATTCGTTGACATGAGAGAATTAAAAGGCCCAGACTTTGCGTGAGCAAATATAATTTATATTATCACTTTTTCTGCAACGCAGGACAGCATAGATAAATGAACTCTGAAAATCCGCCGATCGTAAAAAAAAGACGTGGCTGGCAGAAAGGGCAAAGCGGAAACCCAGCGGGCCGAACGCCGCTTTCGCCGGAGATAAGAGAGATCAGGCGACTGAATAATGAAAACCTGCCGGCGATCTTAAATAAGTTCTTAGACATGGACCGCGAGCAGCTAAACGAGGTGGCGCAGAACCCGAAGACGCCCGCCATGGAGCTGATACTTATTAAAGTAATCACAGAGGCCGTAAAGCATGGCGACCATCACCGGCTAGGGTTTCTCTTCGATCGCATCCTCGGTAAGCAGGCCGACACGCTAAACGTCGTGGGCCTACACCTCTCGCTCGTCAGGACGCTGAAGACATTAGAAGAGAAAAATGCCGAGGACATGTAAATGATCGATGGCAAGGATCTCGAGCTTGCCGCGCAAAGCCTGCTAGATCGCGAATGGCGCATGGCGAACCTGTACTCGATCATCGATAAGCGCGGCGAGCAGGTCAGATTTAAGGAAAACCCGATACAGAAAAAGATCAGACTATCGAAGGCAAAGCGTAAGCGCATTCTAAAAGCGAGGCAGTTCGGCGTCTCGACCGGCGCTATTCTAGACATCTTCGATCGCACGATCTGGAAGGAAAACGTCACGAGCGTTATCCTGGCACACGAGCAGGACGCTATTAAAAAGCTATTCCGCATCGTGCAGCGGGCCTATAACTTCCTGCCCGAGCCGCTTAGACCAAAGCTCGATCGCGGCGGTGGCTCTAAGTACGAGTTCTATTTTCCGGAGATTAACTCAAGGATCTATTGCGATCTCGAATCACGGGCCGACACGATTCAGAACCTGCACATTTCAGAGGCCGCCTTTATCGACGATGTAAACCGCATCAGGGCCACCGTCGAGACCGTCCCGCTAGAGACCGGTAGAGTTACCGTCGAGACCACGCCGAACGGCATGGGCAATCATTTTCACGACGCCTGGATCGATACGAACTCTACCTACGAGCACCTTTTCTTTCCGTGGTACATGCACAGCGAGTATAAGATCGCGACCAAAGAGAGCTTAAAATATACGCAAGACGAACTCGACTTTATCGATAAGGCCGAGGAGCGACACGGCATTATAATCACGCCGAATCAGATAGCGTTTCGCAGGCATAAGAAGTCAGAACTTAAAGAGCTATTTTTGCAAGAGTATCCAGAGGACGACGCGACGTGCTTCCTTGCCTCAGGCAATCCGGCAATCGACCCGATGATAGTCCAGGACTTTTTAGCCAGCTCGCCGCAGCCGATCGAAGAGGACCCGATCACGAGAATCTACAAGCATGTAAATAAGGGCTCAACATACGTAATCGGCGCTGATACTGCCGAAGGCGTAAAGGGCGACTACTCTGCCGCTGTAGTCTTTGATGTATCCAGAAAAGAGCAAGTTGCAGCCTTACAAGGATACATGAAGCCCTCGGATTTCGCCCACGAGATAGCACAGCTCGCCCGAAGATACGCCATACAGAAGCACAAGCTGCCGCTCGTAGCCGTAGAAAGAAACAACCACGGGCACGCAGTGCTTCTCGAGCTAGACGAGCATATACGTTACCCGAACCTGTATAAGGCAAAGGACGGGCGCGTCGGCTGGGTCACGGACCGAATATCTAGACCGATCATGATGAACGCACTTATCGACGCCGTTGAGTCGAAGAATTTTAATTTTCCCGATCGCCCGACCCTACAGGAATTTCTGACGCTAAAAAATCAGAATGGTAGGATTGAGGCGGCAGAAGGAAAACACGACGACTTAGCCGTCGCAGCGGCAATAGGTCTCCAGATGTGCGTAGAGGTGAAGGTCTCCGAAGTATATACCGACATCGCGTCGAAGATCCTACTGTAACCAAAAACGAGGGCTTAAAAGAATGGCAGAAGTAGCAGCAGTCAGACCGAAGTTCGAACGATCGCGCAACCTCATGGAGGACGTCTACTTCGGCACTGCCGAAGAAACATTTCAGGAGTCGGGCTACTACCCTGACTCGACGGTAAAGCCCTACAACCCTGACGACCTTTATCAGAAGACCGGCAACTACGACATTTTCGAGGACATGGCGAAGGACGATCAGGTCTCCGTCTGTATGAGATTAAAGACGGACCTTGTCGTAGGGACTGGCTTTGACATCTTCTGCTCAAACCCTGAGCATGAACTTATCAAGGATGATTTAGAGCTGGCTCTTAACGAGGACATGGACGTCCCTTTTGAAGATTGCCTCGAAGAGATTCTTACGGCCTACATTTACGGATTTTCGCTAACAGAAAAGATTTTCGGCTACCGCCCGGACGGGTCGCTGACGCTTAAAATGTTAAAGACCCGGCATCCGGCTACCTGGCTGATACACACGGACGAAAAAGGAAACGTCGAAAAATATCAGCAGCTCGGCACGCGCAAGGATAAGGAGATCGAGCCTAAGTCGCTGATTCATTTCGTGGCCAACAGGAAGTTTCAGAATCCTTATGGGACTAGCGATCTGCGGTCAGCCTACACGGCATGGTTCGCTAAAAGGCAGATCGTCCGATACTACGCCATCTTTTTAGAGAAGGCTGCGTCGCCTACACCGGTCGCCCGCTACGATAAGAACGCACCGCCAGAGGCCGTAACTGATATCTTTAATGCGATAAAATCATTTCAGACCAAGACCGCCCTAGTTATGCCGAAGGATATTGAGGTCGAGTTCTTAGAGTCGAAGTCCTCCGGCGAGGCCTACGACAAGGCGATAGCGATTTTCAATATGTTCATAGGTCGATCGCTCTTCGTGCCAGACCTCCTGGGCCTGCACGGAGCGCAGACCGGAGGTGGCTCCTACTCTCTCGGCACGGAGCAAATCGCCTTATTCATGAAGCACATCGGGCGCAGACGCCGCGCGCTAGAGTCGATGATAAACCGCGAGATAATATGGCCGCTCGTATTTCATAACTTTGGCTACGTCGACGATTACCCTAAGTTCAAGTTACGCCCGATCTCCGATGCCGACGCCATGGAAGCGGCGAAGCTCTGGGTTGAGGCAGCTAAATCAAGAATCTACAAGCCGACGAGCGACGAGGTGAACTACTTCCGCACGCTCGTTAAATTTCCAGAAGGCGAGGTCGAAGAGTATGGGCCGGACGCGCAAGTCGCCCAAGTACAAGCGAATCAAGGAGCAGCGAGAGTCGAAATCGAAGACGCAGAGGAAAAAGAAACGGAAATCGAAGAGATTGAACCACGCGAGGACGCCGAGAATCTCGAAGGCAAAGCAGAAGATAATCGACCAGAGCAGAAAACTTTTAAGCTAGGTGCCTACCCTCCGGGCGACTACCACCGGAAGGTAGACTTTAAGGCGATCGAAAAGCAGATGTCGGCCTTCGACGAAGCCCTGATTCGTGACCTAAAGCCGATCGTCACGCTTGCGATCGAAGACGTCTACGATCAGATCAACGATAAGAAGGTGATACAGAAGCAGGACCCGGCGAAGTTAGAAACGGTCAAGGTTAAGAAGTTAAAGGATATTCGCACGCTCATGCGCCGCTCTCTGCGCGACATCTGGGTCGAGGGCGAATCATCTGCCAAGTCGGAGCTATTTAAGGGCCAGTTCGCTAAGTCTACCGTCCTGCCAGACGAGAAGTTCTTAGAGATTCTCGATCAGGAGCTTTTCGACTTTATCGGCGACTGGGAATACAAGGTCACGCAGCGCGCGCGCCAGGCTGCAATTGCGGCGATAAAGGACGGTCAGAGCATTTCGTCGTTTGTTACGGCTAACGTCGAGGGTTCGATCGGTGAGGCCATGGTTTCTCTAGAGCGCTACTCTAGGACGAAACACACCGAGGTTATGAACAAAGGCCGACTCTCGTTTTTTGAAAAGTCAGGCGTCGTAACCGGCTATCAGTACAGCGCCATTATGGATTCGAAGACCTCGGAGATCTGCTCCGCCCTAGACGGCAAATTCTTCGAGGCCGGCAGTCAGCCCATACCGCCGATGCACTTCAACTGCCGCAGCCTTCTTATACCGATAACGAAGTACGAATCTTTTACGCCAACCAAGTCGATCGGCGGTCAGTCACCGGAGGATTTTCTGACTGATAACGTCGGGAAAGGATTTCCTGTAAAATGAACGCACCAAAGGACGATCAGTGCCGATTCGGGCACACGACGGAATATAAGCTCTACTGCGATCGCCTCGACTACTTCATAGCGAGAACCGAGGGCGACATCGAGGAGATAAAGCAGGATCTAAAAATGATAATTTCATTCAAGTATCAGATTATCGGCGGTGCCGTCGTAATAAGCACGGTCTGCGCCGCAGTCGTTACAATCCTGGGCCTATACCTTAGCGCGAAAGGCGGTGGCTAAAAATGGCGAACCTTAAAGAGATAAAACAGGTCGAGATCTTCTCGAGCGGCACATGGAACGGCGACACCTATACGGCGGACGACCTCGACGAAATGGTTCGGGCGTTTACCGAAAACCGAGGCCGCTTTCGGCCCTATCTAAAGCTCGGGCACAACGAGGAGCAGTCTCTTATTCAAGCCGATGGCCTTCCCGCCGCTGGCTGGGTCGGCAATATATACCGCATCGGCGAAAAGCTCTTCGCTGACTTCGTCGATATTCCGGCAAAGATTTACGAGCTGATCGAAAACCGCGCCTACAGGAAGGTCTCCTGCGAGATTTACTGGAACGTGCAGATAGACGGTAAGGAATACCCGTACCTTTTAAGCGCCGTCGCCCTGCTCGGTGCCGACACACCGGCTGTGATGAACCTCTCTGACATCTTGTCGATGTATGGGCTGAAACCAGAGGACGCGACCGACGAAATTAAAATTTACAGCGCGCCCGAAAATTCGTGTAACGTGAAGCGGTACAAGACCACGGATATAAATTTAAGCACAAGCGAGGTAGACACAATGCCGGCAGAAAAGACGGAAAACGAAGTTAAGCTCGAAAAGGATCTAGCCGCGCAGGCCGAAAAGAGCCAAGAGCTAGAGGCTGAACTGGCTAAATTTAAGGCAGACGCAGAGGCGAGAGAAACTGAGCTGCGCACGCTGAAGGAAGAAAAAGAGCGACTCGAAGCGAAAGCGCTCGAAGCCGAAATGAAGCGCCAGGAAACGGAGCGCGAGGCCTACGTCTCTCAGCTTGTGTCTGAGAAGATCATCACGCCGGCTATGAAACCATACGTGCTCGCCCTGATTGGCGATCATAAGGCTGAGTACTCGATCGATCAGACCGAGGGCGAGGCGAAAAAGTACTCTAAAAATGATTTAGTTAAAGAGATTCTAAAGCTGCACTCAGCCAAGGACGTTAACGTCGAAGAGAGTTCGTCCGAAGGTAAAAAAGACGAGGGCACGACTGAGGATAAGATCAGAGAGAAAATCGAAGAATACATGAAAGAAAATAAATGCTCGTTTACGCAAGCCTACAAGGCAGTCACGAAGCAGCTAAAGCCTCGTGAGTCGACCTCGATGGATGGCGAAGACGACGCAGAAGGAGTTTAATTATGTCGCACGTAGACCCGCTAAGTTTTAAGGTCGCGACGACCCTCGCAGCGAATCGCATTGTTACCGCCCTGACCGGCACTGCAAATTCGGTCAAGTACCCGGCGGCAGCTCTCGAATTGCCCGTGGGCGTTACGATCGACACAGTGAAGGATACAACTCAGGCAATCGACGTAGCCTTTGCAGGCATTCATAAGGTTCTGTTCAACGACACAGTCGCTAGCGGTGCTCTCGTAGCATCCGACTCGTCTGGTCGCGGCATTCCTTATGTCAACGCCACCGCAGGCGCTTGCTTCGTAGGTGTCTTGGTTGGGCCCGCAGTCGCTGCTACCGGCACGATCGCGGACGTATGGATCAATCCCGGATTTAAGGCAATCCCGTAATAGGGAAGGAAGGAATTATCCATGCCAACTAAATTACAAGCACACGTTGACCAGCTCCTCAGTGACGTTTCCGTCCGGTATCGTAACGAAGAGTACGTCGCAGACGCGATGCTTCAAACGATTCCGGTTAAAAAGGACTCGGACCTGTTTCGTGTTTATGCGCGAAATTTCCGCATCCCTGAGACAAAGCGCGCCTCTGGTGGCGTAGCGCGAGAATTCGACTTCGAAGTGTCGACATCAAGCTACATCCTAGAGAATCACGCTCTCAAGGGTTACGTCAGCGACGACGCTGCTGATAACTACGACATTTCTGACCTTCGCGCAGATATGACCGAGCACCTCTCGGACGCGATTCTGCGCATGAAGGAAAAGAAAGTCGCAGACCTGTTTACGACTACCTCGTGGTCGCTAAACGTGTCGCTCGCAGCGACCGCAGCGTTTAACCAGAACACCACGGTATCGAACCCTATTCCTGTATTCGATACAGGTGCGTCGACCGTAATTGCGAATAGCGGCTACAAGCCGAACTACGCAGTTATGCCGCGCGAGGGCTTCGTCGCCGTGAAGAACCACATCAGCGTACTGGACCGCGTTAAGTACACGTCGGCAGAGGTCAGCGAAGCGATGATCGCAAGCCTTCTCGGCGTAGAAAAGCTGCACGTCGCAAATGCTGGCTACGATAGCGCAGCCGAGGGCGTAGCGGACGCGATCACGAATATCTACGGAGACGTAGCGTTCATGGGCTATAAGCCCGCGTCGCCTGGACCAATGAAGCCCGCCTCTCTCTATATCTTTGAGAAGGCGGCTCCGAGGGTTCGTCGGTGGCGCGTCGAGGAGCGGCAGTCCGATGCGATCGAGGTGCAGATTAAATTCCAGCCGAAGGTCGTAGCCTCCTTGACCGGTTATCTGATTAAGGACATTATCTGAGCCACACACACGCTCAGTAGAACCGAGTCGTCCTTTGGGCCCGTTAGACGCCACGCTAGCGGGCCTGTCTTTTTAGAGCTAAAAACGCTTGCGATTAAAATTAAATTCTGGAGACACTAGACGCATGGAAATCACAGAAAAGATCGATGCAGAAGAGACGCCGCAGTCCAGACAACGAAAGCGAATCGCTAAAGAGGCCTCAGCTCGTAAGAAAAAGGCCGAGGCGAAGCTCGAAGAATGGTACGAGATCAGCGCCGAGCGCAAGGTCGTGAAGTGCGTTAGATCCGGGACCGGTAACGTGCATCGCGTGTATCAGTGCCAGGACGATGCGAAGAATCGCGACTGGGTCGAGGGCCTAAAGAAAAAGGGCCTTGTTCGCCTGAAATAGTAAATAAACCTTTCGAGGCGGTAGGTAACTATGGGTCTCTACTCGACGACGACGGCACTACAGACGGCAATGCTGGGCAGCAGTTTCGACACGGCTACGACCCTTCTCGCCTCTGACATGATCGACGACGCCGAGGCCGAGGTTAATAAGTACCTATCGCAGCGATACGACATCGGGTCAGCACCGTTTAACACGGCGACGACGATACCGCCGATCGTTAAGTCCTGCACGAAATGGCTCGCCATGGGCTACACCTACGAGCAGCTCTCGCGCGGTGGCGATGCGAATCCGAGGGCCGAGCGGCTGATCGAGCGCGCCATTGATAACCTGAAAATGATCGCCGAGTTTAAGCTAAACGTGCTCGACTCGACTGGATCCGTAGTTGCCGATGCGACGAACTCGAACTTCCGCGTTCAGTGCAATACGACCGACTACACATCGACCTTTAACGAGGACGACGAACTCAACTGGGCAGTAGATACGGATAAGACGGACGACATTTCGTCGGCCAGGGACTAGCGCCGCATGGCTACGACCGAGGCCGTCTTAGATGATAAAGACGCCCAGGAGTACCTAGAGAAGCTCGTCGATAAGGCTCGCAATCTAACAGAGCAGAGCGAGATTGTTGGCCTTATCTCCGCAGTTACGTTTCAGGACATAATGGACCATTTCAAAAAGCAGCAAGGCCCGACCGGCGCCTGGCCTAGGTGGTCTCGAGGGCATCGCAAGAGAGCGGCAAAGCTCGGTTTCTCAGAGGCATCGAACATGCTGAAATGGAGCGGTAAGCTCAGGCAGTCAGTTACGCCGAACGCTAGGGTCGTGCAAGAAGGTCTGATGTGGTTTAACCCGGCGAAGACCTCAGGCAAGGGCTATAAAAAACAGACGCAGCCGCAGAAGGCGTCAAAGAAAAATAAGGTAAAGTTAAAAAAGCGTCGAGCATCGTCGGCGAAGCCATTTCCTTACGCCTGGTGGCACGACTCTGTAGACGATAACCCAAAGCCGCGACCGTTCATGTGGTTATCGAAGACGGCCCTTGATAAGATCGCCGAAATAGTTACCACTAAGGTCCTGGAGGACTAAAGCCATGGCAGCGGTGCTAGACCTGAATAACATTCTCGAGCAGATACAAACGATCTTCGAGTCGGCTAATACGACGACGGCCTCGCCGGTCGATATATCGAACGGGCTATCGACGCAGTCAGGACGCGTGCGCCAAGTCTATAAGACGCATCCGACGAGAATCAGGCCCGAGGTGAACGTAATGCCATTTGTTACGACCTACATTTCGTCTAAGTCGACGGACGACCAGACCTTCGCTAGAGATAAGCTCTCGATAAAGAGAAAGGCCGACGTGACGATCGACGTCGTCGGCGCGGTCTGGAATACGGCTTTTCAGTCAGCCGATACCGATCCGGCAGATGCCGACATTCATGTGCTTATGGAGAATCTAGAGCTATGCCTCAGGGGTAACGACACGCTAAACGGCGCCGTTCATAGCCACGTGCCTACGGGCGTCGAGTACTACGACGAAAACCTAGACGAGGGCGTGCATCTTCGCTTCGGCATTCTGACCCTAAGAGCCACCGCGTACTACTGAGATAAAAAATAAACCGAGGAGATAAGAGCAGATGCCGAATGAGAGTCAGGTCTTGGCGCAGTCGAAAGCCGCCTACGGGCAATGGAAAGAACAGTGGCGAGAGCAGGCGAAGACGCACTCTGAGTATAAAATGAAAAGCCTGCTCGACTTCGAGAATATCGGCGTGGGCCGGACCGTGCTATGCGTCGCAAACGGCTATTCGTTCGAAGAAAATATCGAGACGATCAAAGCGCATAGGGAAAATATCGACATCCTTTGTTGCGATAAGACGCTAGGGCACCTGCTCGATAACGGCATCGTGCCGACCTACTGCCTCGTCTGCGACGCTAACGTCTCGTTTGAGAAGTACCTGGAGCCCTATAAAGACCAGGTTAAGAACGTCGTTCTTTTTATAAACGTCTGCGCGAACCCGAAATGGACCGAGGGCATCGCATGGAAGGATCGCTACTTCTTCGTGAATAAAGACATCCTACAGTCGGAGAAGGAATTCTCGGCCCTCTCGGGCTGCGATAACCTGATACCGGCTGCGACGAACGTGTCGAACGCAATGGTCGTGCTTTTGACTCAGTCCGATAACGGCGGGCGCGTGAACTTCTTCGGCTACGATAAGATCTGCCTGATCGGCTACGACTACTCATGGAAGGCCGACGGTAAGTACTACGCTTTCGATAAGGACGGAGACGGCAAGACGCACTACATGCGGCACATTCACGCGCTAAACGAGGCCGGCGATTACGTCTACACGTCCGGTAATCTGGCCTTTTCGGCCTCCTGGCTCGAGAAGTACGTCACGACATTTAAGCTGCCCGTCGTTCAGTGCTCAAAGAGCGGTATCATGGGCCAGTCCTTTGGCGGCGATCTGGCTAAAAATTTAAGTTATCGCTACAAGCCGCAAGATGCGACACTTGTGCGTGAGCTGATCGAGCGCCTTAATAAGGCCCGACACGAGGCGCGAAAACTTGATACAGTGTTAAAGGAAATCAGTCGGGACCACTATCGAAGCTACGTAGCTTCGCGCTATTAAGGAGGAAATCTCATGGCAGTAGGCCAAGGTGCAATCGTTAGCTTTCCGTCTTATCTTGCCGTAGCTCGTGAGACTACCTACGGCACCTACATGACGGCGACCTGCGGGCTCGAATTTATATCGTGCTCTCTGAAAAACCTAAAAACGAATCGCGTGATCGAGGAGATTACCAGCTCGCGCGTAATGAACGACACTATAGGGCTAGGGCGAACGATCGAGGGCGATCTTGAGCACTACTTCGACCCTCGCTCTACGGCGGCCTGCTATATGCTACAGAACGGCCTCGGCGGCGCTGCGGTAACCTCTGCGACTGCGACCGGTGAAACTGCGGGCGGTACGGCCTTTACGCACGTCTTCACCTTAGGCGACTTCTCTGCGACGCACGGGTCGCTCTCGTTTAACGTGCGCAAGGGCGATGCGACCAGCGCTAAGATCTTCGAGTACAAGGGCCTGCGAGTAAACGAACTGGCGCTCACATCAGAGATCGACGAGCCGCTAAAAATGACTTACTCGCTCATAGGTAAAGACGCATCGCTTACGACGAACGACGTATCGAGCAGCATCGGCACTCTGAGCCAGACGCCGCTATCGTTCGTAAATGGTCGACTGAGCCTCGAGGGCACGTTCGCGTCTCTGACCTCAACGTCGTTCTGGCATGTGCAGAATATCGAGTTCACACTGGCGAATAACCTAAAGGCAGATGAGTCGTCGCGCCGAATCGGATCGGATACGCTCGACGTACTGCCTCCAGGCGTAGCGAGCATGGAGCTTAAATTCACGATTCGCTTTGATACAAACACGGCCTATAACTACATGCTAAACGGCACGCAGATCGCAGGTGAGTTCGAGTTCCTAGGCGACACGCTTGCGACCTCTATCATTCGCCAGGGCTTAAAGATGCAGTTTCCGAAGCTCGTCGTCACCGAGGCGGCAGACCCGGAGATTTCCGGCCCAGACGAGATCCTGACTCAAGAGGTAACGGCAGTCGTTCTTCGCGATGTATCTAGCGCCGGTGGCTACGCAGTCCGGGCGCTCGTAACAAATAACGCTTCGAGTATTTAAGTGAATTTTCTAAACTGGTTTCGCGCAAGGCCGCTCGATGCGGTCTTGTCTCCTAAGAAGAGAATCAAGGTGCAGGGCGTGGTCTTTATTATTAAAAAGATCGACGTCCTGGACCACCTCGAAGGCGCTAAGGTGCTTCAGAAGTCCTACGACACCTATAAGGTCGAGCGCGAATCGGGCAAAGATATCGAGTCGGTGGTTCAGAAAAAGGTCAGAGAGCACTATGCCGATGTGATCCTGGCCGGAGTCGTAAGCCCAAAGATTAAGCGCAAGCAGGACGACCCGTCCGGCGAGTACTGGGTCCAGGATCTTTTCCAGAACTGGGACTTGGTCGAAAATTTATATTCCGAAATCCTTGAGTTCACCTATGGTAAAAAAAAACTAACGAAGGCGCTGGGCCTAAAAAGCTGAGTCGTGACCGGCTGATAGAGCTAGACGTGATCGCAAAGCGCTACGGCGTACTGCCATCAGAGGTCGCGAAGATACCGGTCGAGGACTACCAGCTTAACTTGCTCGTCGTAGAGAAGGCCTTCGAAGAGGAAGCAAAGGCGGCGAAAAAGATCAGACCGCCGATGCGCGGCGGTAGACGATAGCAGGTGAGCTGGCATGGCAAATAAGGAAGCGTCACTACTACTCAGGATAAAAGAGACGGGCTCCGAGGCCCTTGATCGCGCAGGCGACGCGCTTAAAAACGTAGGGCAGATCGCCCTAGGCGTAGGTACTGCGATCGTCTCTTTTGGTGCGATGGCGCTGAAGGCCTTTAGAGAATCCGAGCTAGCGACGAATCAGCTAAATCAAGCAATGGTAAACTCGGGCGTTTTCTCGACCGAGCTACGAACGCGATACGAGACTCTGGCCTCGTCGATTCAGAAGATGACTACCTTCGAGGACGATGCGGTAATCTCCTCGATTGCCCTGATACAACAGCACGCTAAGGGCATTCCTGTAACCGACGCTCTTGTGAAGGCCACGACTGACCTTGCCGCAGCTCAGGGCATTGATCTTAACCAGGCGGCGGAGCTAGTAGGTAAGACGATCGGTAGCAATACGAACGCGCTTGCAAGGCAGGGCATAGAGATCGACGCCACGGCGACGGCCTCGGAGAAAATGGCCCAGGTAACCGAAGCGCTTAACTCTAAGTTCGGCGGTCAGGCCGAGGCGATGGCCCTAGGTCTAGGCTCGATCGAGCAGTTAAAAAACGCCTTCGGTGACTTCATGGAAGACGTCGGAGCGGAGATCGCACCGACCGTAGGTGCTCTCGTTAAGATCTTCACCGATTTATTTAGCTCGATGTCGACCGGCATGAGCATTGCGCAAGCGTTCGGCGTGATTTTTCAGTCGATCGGCGAGGGCGCTCTCTATCTAAAGTTCGGTCTGAACGAAGTCGTGATGGCGATCACCGGCGGGCTCGTAAGCGCTACCGAGGCGACGAAGGCAGCGGTGCGAGGTAACTTTTCGCAGGCTAAGGAGATCGTCGCGACTGGGCTTGCCGAGATAAAAGCGGCGCACATAGAGAATCAGACGGCATTAAATTCAGAATTGCAAATGCTTCGAGACGCCCGAGAGGCCGGCGATCAGGCGGCACTACAGCGAGACGAGCAGAACTTTTTAGCATCTACGCAGCGGAAAAAAGAGATAGAGGCGCAGAACCACGTCGAGAAGCTAGAGGCGCAGATCACTAGAGAGCAGGAGCTTTTCGATCTACAAGCCGCTAGCGATGAGCAGAAGATCTCGAAGCTGATTCAAATGAAGGATCGCGAGATCAAGGCCGAGACCGATGCGGGTCAGAAAAGGCAGCTCTTGTTAGAGAAGCAGGCCTTACAGCAGCTAAATCACGAATCCATGATGAATGCGAAGCGCATGGATGCGGAGAAAAAGATAAACGACGAGCGCGTGGCTGGGCAGCGCGACACGCTTAGTAAAATTTCAACGCTTTCAAACTCGAATAACCAAACACTAGCAGCTCTCGGCAAGGCTGCCGCTATTACGCAGATTGCTCTTGATACGCCAGTAGCTATTGCTAAGGCCCTGACCTACGGCGGGCCACCACCTCTTAACTTCGCCGTGGCTGGAATAGTCGGTGCTGCGATGGCGGCCCAGGCGGCGCGCATTGCGGGCGTACAGCTCGCAGACGGCGGTATCGTAAGAGCCACGCCCGGCGGTGTGCCCGCGATCATCGGCGAGGGCGGTCGCGACGAGGCCGTTATTCCTTTAGAGGACGGGCGCGTGCCCGGCATGGGCGGCAATGTAACGATAATCGTAAACGGCGGCCTACTGGGCGATGCGCAAAGCGCTCAGGAGTTTGCCGTAGCCGTCGATCGAGAGCTGCTTAAACTAAGGCAATCGAACGCATCGGTCGCCTTTGACTTCGGAGTAGTTTAGCCATGGCAGTCGATTCAGTTTTTGAGTTCTTAAAGTCGAACTTTCTCAATACGACGACGCAAATAGCGGTGACGAATAACACGGGTACTGCCGAGAACCTCCTGAACCCGGATCGCCGGATACAGTACTACACCGATGGGCTCGATAACGATGCCACGACGGCCTCGATCACTATCAGCTTTGCAGCGACGCAGACCGTAAGCCGCCTTGCCCTAAACGAGATCAATTTTAAGAAATTTAATATCTACTACAATGGCCTTACGGCTAACACGCTCGCGCTGACCTCGACCGCTGCCACGACGACAAGCCAATGGACAAATAACTCAGAGACGTCGATGTATCTTCGCTTCGCCTCGGTTAACGTGACGTCGCTGACCTTCGACCTCTACTCTACGCAGGTCGCGAATGCAGAGAAGGCGATCGGCTCGCTGTATATTTCGGACCCGCACTTTACACCGCCAAGGCGCCCGTCGTCGTCGGACTACACGCATCGCATCGATCCCGAGCAGGTCGTTCATACGATGTCAGACGGTGGCGTAAGGCTTCACACGGTAAAGGATAAGCAGCAGACCGAGCTTAAATTTAAGAATATCTCGCGCACGTTCAGAGATAATCTAAAGGATCTCTACGACCTGCACGACTCTTTTCTCTTCTGCCCGCTCGGGACCTCTACCGGATGGGACGCAGTGATCTATGAGGCCGTCTGGCCAGGCAATTTCGACTTCTATAAATTCTCAGACGATGCCGTAGCCTCTGGCTTTAGCGGCACGATACAGCTTCGCGAGGTGTCCTCGTAATGGCAGACCTGATAAGCCTTATCAAAGCGCCGCACTCGGACGTCTTTCGTCGCTGTAAGATCAAGCGCCGACTGCCTTCGACTGGGCTCTTTGAGTCGACATGGCTTGACGTCTCCGAGGACGTTAAAAAATGGGGTTCTTATAAGATACAGGTCGACACCGAGAAGCCGAATAAATTCTCATTCGCAAATGCGGCGATCAGCTTCGCGAACGACGAGGGCAAGTATAACCCCGAGGACGACGAACTCTCTCTCTGGTTTAACTACCTGTCGCAGCAGCGCACGCTAGTAAGAATCGAAGCCGGATATAATGCTTTCACGAACACATCTGGCGTCTGGACTAAGCAGGAATTTCCTTTAGTCAGCGAATGGGACGAAGCTCTTTTTGACGACCAGTACACGTGGGACGAATCTCGAGGGGCCGCCGTTTTTACCGGCATCATTTCAGGCGATATAAACCTCTCGAATAAAAACGAGGTCGCCTTTACAGTTCGCCCTCTAACGCAGATCTTCGTCGACTACCCGGCGAGAAACCTCACGGGCTGGACCTCGACTGGGCTCACGGCGAGTCAGTTTATAACGATGCTGAGAGATCAGACGGACGGCTCCTCGGCCTACGTGTTTCGTCCGTTCTTTGGCGACACGACGGCGAACTGGGACATCTCGACGACCTCGACCATCTATGGGCAGCTAAATACGTCGACGGCTAAGGACGTAATCAATGCAAACGTTTGGGCCATTATAGAAAAGCTCGCCGAGGCCGAGTCGTTCGTACCGTACGTCACGCAGGACGGCATCTTTAAGTTCGTCTCACGGGCGAGCAATTCAAGCGCGACAAGCTACGATTTCTACGGCTCCGGATCTTTTTCGTCGACCTACGGAAACACGATCAAGGCCATTAGCAAGTTCGGCAAAAAGATTACGCGCTACTATTCGCGCGTTCAGGTTAAGTATCGAGACGAGGACACGTCGACCGCCTATGAGGTCGTACAGACATCGCTAGCCGTAAGCGGCACGAATAGCCCATGGGCCTTGGGCGCTAGGTCCCTAGAGATTCAGAATAACTTCATACCGACGTCGACCGTCGCGCAGACCGTCGCGCAGACGCTTTTTAACGAGCACTCGACGCTTAAAAACGAAGTCGAGTTCACGACCTCCTTCATACCGCACTTAGATATTCTCGATCGCGTGAGGATCTTTTACGACTCGCCACCGACGAACTCTAACACGCTATGGGACCAGAACGACTGGGCCGACGATGCCACGACTACGGCAGATGATCTCTTTTTCGAGCGTGCGACCGGCGACGCCATTCGTCTTCTGGGCGAAGAATTTAAGTTTTTATCGATAGGTCTGAACCTTGATAAGTTCGAAATGTCTTTTCACGCAAGAGAGGTCTAGCGGTGCCAAGTAGCAATACGATCACATCGACCGATATCACGACGTTCGTCGCGGGCACGACCATCAAGAGCGGCGAGGTAAACGGTAACTTCTCAGTTTTTAGGGGCCACCTGATACCGGTCGCCGTGAACACATCTAGTGCGGCCTCGACGACGACCTACGATCTAGGCTCTACGTCTAGCGCTTGGCGAACGTCCTACGTCCAGACCAGGCAGTTTGCGACACAGTCGACGAGCACCTCGACGCCCGACTCTGGGTTTCTATCCGTCTATGCGAAGTCAGATAACGAACTCTATAAAAAAACCTCGGGCGGAGTAGAGACAAAGCTCGCGATTCAAAAGGCACCGACGATTCAAAAATTCACCTCTGGTTCTGGCACCTATACGACACCGTCAGGCGTTAAATG